ACCGTAAAAGAAGTAATACCTGCGGTATAGCCTTCCTGGTATATCTCTATCTTATAGAGCTTATTGTTTGAGCTGTGAAATTCGCTTTGTAATCTTAAACCCATCTACTAAAAGCCTCTATATCTAGTTCTTACTCTTCCTGCTTTCTCGGAGCTTAGGAGGATGTCCTGGCCGCTTATGCGTCCGTACACCTCTACAGCTCCTCCGGTAGCTCCCGCTATTTGTGGTAGCTTGCTTAGTGGTATTACTGCCTCGCTTTCTCTACCTTCTCCAATTAAAGCTAGAGTAGGTCCAGTAACTATACCTCCTTCGGCAAGTCCAGGAATACCCATAGCAGGTAAAGTAACAAGTTTCATTGCTGTACCTATACTTTGTAAGCTAGTGCCTGCTATACCCCCAGTAGCTAAACTTAATACTACAGCTAGTATAGCGGCTACTGTTACTGCTGCTAAAAGCTGTGCTATTATACTTTGAATAGCTTGGCCTAAGGTTTGCATAAAGCTTGTAGCTAATAGACCTACGGAGGCCGTTAAGGCTTCCGTTCTGCTAGCTCCCTCGTCTACCATATTGTTATATAAGGTAAACGCCTCGTCTACACTCATAACCATATTAGCCATAGCGTTACCAAAACCGTCAGCTATTTGTCTTCCTAGTCCGTTAGTTAAATCTATAGCTTGCTGTAGTGGTTGTTTTAAACGATTTAGACCTTCTCTATAATTAAAAAGATTATTGCTATGTACTTGGGTAAATACTCCGTCTAGTAATTCCTTTACCCTTTCTTGACTAGGGTATAAGTTATGATCTAAAGTTTTAGAAACCTGTACTAAACTCTCATTATAAAATAAAGTTTCTTCTCTAGCTTTCCGCTGCTCTTTGGCGTAATCTTCCATAGCCTTACGGTAGTTCTCTAAGCTTTCGGTGTTCTCATCTTGTACACCTTTTAAAGCTTCTAGTAAGTCTATCCGCTGCTGTTCTAGTTTAGTTACTGCCGCTTGCTGCGCGTCTTTGGCTTGTACATTAGTAGCACGTTCTAAAGCTTCTCTACGAAGTTTTAGCTGGTCGTTTACTTCTTTTAAACGCTGCTTTAAATTCTCTTGAGCTTTTATAAAATTATCGCTTTCTAAAGCTTCTTTTATAACCTCGTCGCTTTCGGTTACTTCTTTCTTTAAAGCTTGGTAAGCTAATACTACCCCAGCTATAGCTATACCTACTGGCCCCATAGCCGCCGTCAAAGATCCGAAGGCTAAAGTAAGGGCTCCTACCGCAGTAATTACTAAAGGTACTAAAGCAAGTAAGCCGGCTAGAATAACTTTGTTATACTGCTCGGCTGCTGTCATTCCACTAATAGCTTTAGTAATCTTTCCTACTGTAGCTGTAAGCTTTTCTAGTACCCCTTTAAATACTTCGTTTTCGGTTATAGCTTCGCCAATCTCAATTAAGGCCCCCTCCGTAGCACTTTGTAAAGTCTTAAACGCTCCGGCGGTGTTGTCCATCATTTCCTCCGCCATAGCTTGCGCTGCGCCTTCGGCATTTTGATAGCTTAACGTAAGCTCGTCTACTAGCCCCATTTGCTCGGTAAGCACTAGTAAAGCACCTTTAGCCCTATCTCCTACTAAGTCGTTAGCTTCTGCTAAACTTATATTTTGATTAGATAGCTCTCTAAAGGTTTGCGTCATTGGCTTACCTTCCTTATGTAAGTCGCTAAGTATCTTCTTTAGAGCTGTACCTGCTATAGAGCCTTTAATACCGTTATTGGCTAAAACCCCTAGCATACCGCTAGCCTCCTCCATACTTACGCCCGTAGCTTTAGCAATAGGCGCTACCATCTTCATAGCCTCCGCGAAGCTCTCCATATCTAGGGAGCTCGTACTAAAGCTCTTAGCCATTACGTCCGTAACTCTGCCGGTTTCTTCTGCTGCTAGTCCGAAAGCTCTTAAAGTAGATCCTGCTACCTCTGCCGCTCGTCCTAGTTCAGCGCCTCCGGCCTGGGCTAAGTATAGCGTAGACTCGGTAACCTTGTCTATTTCGCTAGCCGTAAAACCAAGCTTTGCAAATTCTACCTGCAAGCCTGCTACCTCGGAAGCTGTAAAGGTTGTAGTAGCCCCTAGCTTTTTTGCTTGGGCTTCTAATATTTTAAACTCTTGAGCAGTAGCACCGGAGACGGCCTTTACTTTACTCATTTCGGCCTCAAAGCCTTGGAAGGTCCTAACGGATATAGCACCCAATCCAATTAGAGGAGCGCTAATACTAGTACTTAGGCTAGTTCCTATTTGTTTAGCTTGAGTACCAAAACGGCGTAAACTTCTACTAGCTATCTTTAGGCCTCTTTGTAATCCGGTAAGGTTTGCCCCTACACTAATATTAGTACTCGCTACGCTTCTTTTTGCCATTTCGCTAGTATTGCTTTAGCTTCCTCTTTAGTTAGTTTTAGCCCTGCTTTTTGTGCGTTATCCCAAGGGAATTTATAGAGCTCCTTGGGCTTTACTCTTTTGTTCTTAGGAAGCTGTAGGTTTACTAGCGTTACCGTTTGGCTTCGCATTACCTCCCAAAGCTCGCGGCTTTCTGCTTCCCTCTTTTCACTAAAACCCGCTACAGCATTATTTAGGCTGCGCGGGGTTAATTGTAAGTACTCGCTGTAGTTGTAACCTAATAACCCTAAAGCTATCTCTTCGCAGCGGTCAAAAGTTAGAGGGGCTTCGGGGCTTTTCGAGCCCCTAGCCCCCTCTACTTTTTTGCAGTTGTAAAGCTTTCGGTAAAGATTGCTAGCACTTCCTCTAAAGCTCCGGGGCTATCGTCTAGCCAGTCGGCCACCTCTTCCGGTGTAGCGTTAAACTTTTCGCCTTCTACTCTAGCGCCTTGCTTTAGTCCAGCTCTTATAAGCTCTATAGCTTGGCTAAGTGTTAGGCTGTCGCCTATACTATCTAACTGCGCTAACGTATAACCGGTAGCGTCCGTAAATTGCATTAGTGCGGCAAAGCCAAATTTTACTGGCCTCTCTTCGCCTCCTATGTTTACCTTCTTTACCATTTGCTTTAAGTGTGTTTAGTGTTTGCTATTAAGATACTACGTCGTAAGTTATAGCGCCGGTTAGCTCAAACGTTGCCGAGTAACTTACATTGTCTTCCATACCTGCGTTTACTTCCAAAGAAGTAACGTAAGCCGAAGCGCTCCAGTAGTGGTCGCCCGTTACTTCAGTAGAGAACTTAACAGTAAGCGCAGTACGTCCGCTCCAAGCTGTCATAAGATCGTCTACGCCGTAAGCTGCGTCTTCTGCGTATAATGCAGATACCGAAATAGTACCGCTTTTAGTTGCTTCTAGTAAGTCTCTGCTTCCGCTAGAGTCTTTACTTGTTGCGTCTCTCGTGTCCATCGAGAGAGAAATAGAGCCCTCGGTAGCGTGAGCTATTAGAGTGCTTCCTACGTAAACCCCTAAAAGGGTTCCGTTCATAATGCCAGTAGTTGCCATTTTAATTTAAATTTATTTGTTCTTCTTCTATTACTTGCGGAGCTTCTGCCGGGGCTTCCTCTCCAAATTTAACAGCCTTTCCTGCTTCTATAAGCTCCTGGCCGTATTCGTTTACTACTGTTAAAGTTAGACCTTTAGCTAGCTTCTTACCGCTAGGAGAGGTTACTTTTTTTGTTAGTGTTATTTTCATCGCTTGATTCTTAAAATGTATTCCGAGCTGCTTACAAAAGTCTCGGTAGCTGGATCGTTATCTACGTCCAGCTCCGTAAACTGTATGCTGTCTACTACTATGCCGCTAACAGTTCCGGAGTAACGGTCCAAAGCTAGGCGTATTCTTTCCGTAAGGCTTGATAAAGCGCTATAGGTTTCCGCTGCCGCTACTATGTCGTAGCGTATTTCGTCTAAAGTGCTTACCCCGCTTTTAGTGTCGCTAGGGGTGTTATCTTGTAACACATATACCACAAAAGGAAAAGCGGCCCCCTGGGCTGCTACTTGCGGGTAAACTCTAGTACCTACTACCGCAGATACTCCCGCGTCCTCGGTTAGAATAGTATATATAGCTTTGCCTTCGTTCATTATCTACTTAGCTGGTATATGCTCTGCTTTAGTATTTTTTGTACTTCTCTTAATAGCTGTGCTTGTGTTTGTGCTGCAGCTTTGTTAAAGCCTTTCTCTGCGTAATCTATGTTATTCTTTTTGTCCGGTTCCGCTTTAGCTTTACCTCTTCCTATTCCATAGTTTACGATAGCTGCGTAATACCCGTCGAAAGTCTTACCCGCTCTTCTTCCGGTCCTAGCTCCTACATACCCTAAAAGCGCTCCGCGTTTTCTACTAGGAAAAAATCCTATAGACTTTTTTAAGTTACCGCTTTTATAAGTTACTTCTTTGTACTTACGCTTTGCAGGATCTTTCGAGCGCTTGGTTTGTATACTTTTAGTAACCGCCTTTTTGTTTTTAGAATTAGTTATAGAACCTTTAACAGCTTTTACCATTGGCCTAGCTGCTTTCTTTATACCGGCCTTAAATTGCCTAGCTTTCTTACGGTCTATTTCTGCTAACCGGTCTAGCTTCATTAAAGCCTTTTCTAAGCCCTCTACCTCAAAATAAATACCTTGCCTCATCAGTCCCGAAGTGTAGTGTCTATAATTAAGTAACGCTCTCTACCTTCCAAGCTTACGCCCTCTATTTCGTAGGTGTTGCTATTCCAGCTTATTTTATTCGTAGCGTCTACGTCGCTGCGGTATCTAATAGTAAAACGTACTTTATTTACGCTCGTAGTTTTAGAGGTTTCCTCGCCTTCTTTGGGTATACCTCTATACTCTACTTTAGCCCATACGTTAGCCAGGTCGCTATAAGTACGCACGTCCTCGCCAAAAGAGTCTTTAGCTATGGTAGCGCTTCTAAGCGTTATACGTCTATCTAGCTTACCCGGATCAATCAAAGCGGAAAACTCTATAAGGGTTTAGTAAGTGCTCGCTAGCCGTTGGTAAGCGGTGTACGCTGTCTACTCGCTTCTCGTACATCTCGCCAATAATCAAAAGTAAAGCTACTTTAATATTAGCCGGTACGTCCGAAGCTTGAGTATATCCACAAGTATAACGCACTATAACAGCGTTTACCGTGTCCTTTGTAGCTTGCCAGCCTTGGTCCGGCATTATACGCGCAGGCTCACTAACTAGGTCGGTAGCGTAATCGCTAGCGCTTACCGTCTGCTCGTCGCCGTTGCCGTCTATGTACTTAACGTAGGCTATACTTTGTACCGGCCCCCTGCTTAAATACACTATATTACGGTCCCCTTGAAACGGATTTACACCCGTTTTATATACTGGGAAAAAGTCGTAAAACTCTTCTATAACCGTAGTCAATAAGAACCGCCCTAAGTAGTGCTCGCCTATTTGCGTAGCAGCGTCTATAAGTACCCCTAGTAGAGTGTCCTCGTCGCTAGAGTCTACGCGTAAATAGTCCTTAACCTCTTGTACGGTTAAAGCCTTTAAAGTTGCCGGGGTAATTATACTATAGCTCATTACTTAGCTTTGCGGGTTGTTCTTTTTGTGGTCTTTTTGCTTACTGCTCTTTCAGCTTTAGCCGCTTTCTTCTCCTCTACTACCGAGCAAAAGCCAGCGTTTAAATATTCTTGAGCTACCGCAGTAGGTAGTACTTCCACTTGTCCCTTGCGGTAGTG